GAAAGTATTTTATCAATGATTGAAGCTCTAGAAAAGAAAGGAGTAAATCATGAAGAAGCTACAAATAGGATTTTGAATATGGAGAGAGATAATATCAATAAAACTCTCAGAGAAAATGCAGATTTCAATACGTCAGATCAAAATCACATGTTATTGTCTCAATTAGATGTTGTTGAAGGGATGCTAAAAAATTCTAAAAAATCTGGTTTAAGTAGAATGTCAGATATGAGTTCAGGATCATCAGCATCTGAAAGAAGAAACAAAAAAAGACGTTTCCGCAAAAGGAGCAGTAGGCAATAGATCAGTAACCATTAATATAAAGATGGATAATTTGGTTAAGGAGTTTAAGGTTATTACAACCAATATAAAAGAATCACCAGAAAAAATATTAGAATTATTAAAACCTGCTTTTGCAAGCGTTGTTAACGACGGTCAAATAATAGGCAATAGATGAGTATAATACCAAATATAATAAGAGAATACAACACGTTTGGTATACGCATATTAGATTATAGGTATCCAAAGTCTGTAGTACAAAGAGGGTATGAGCCCGGAGACCCTGCCATTGCTTATTCAGCATTAGGTAACCCTATTTTAGATAGAGTTACGCTTATGGGTGGCAAGTATACAGATATGCAAACCAATAGAGAAGTTAAATTTGAAAGCATCATTATTGATGCTGTTTTAGTTACTGTAAACATTGTATCAAAAGTTATAAAAACAGAAATACAGGGTAGAGATGGAACGGTTAAAGAATACATAGGGCAGGATGATGCACAAATAACTATAAATGGAATAGTAACTGCAAAAAATGGTTCTTATCCAAGAGACATCGTATCAAAAATAAACAATTGGATAAAAGCACCCGTTACAAAAGGGATAGTAAGTAACTATTTACAAAACATAGGGATAACAGATGTAGTAGTAATGGATGCTAGTTTTGGACAAGAAGAAGGAAGCTACAGCCAAGAAAAATTCACTATAAACTGTGTTTCGGATTCCCCAGTAGAATTAAAAATATCAAACAGTGCTGTATAGATGTGTAACAAAAATAACCATACAACAAATAACAACCTCTTACACTGGTAAAAAGAGGGATAAGTTATTACTATTTGATTTCGTAAGCTCTTTTACAGCCAACAATAATTGGGAAGACTTAACCAATAAGGCAACTATAACAGTACCTAAAAACATATCCATAAGGGATAAAGATGGTAAATTATTTCCATTAGGAGGCGTAAACCAAAGCATAGGAGGATTTGATAAAGAAACGCCATTATTTTTAAGAGGGGATGCAGTTACTATAAACTTTGGATACATATACCCAGACAAGCTAGGAAACGACTTTTTAGATTTACCCAAACAGCCAATATTTACAGGGTATATTTCTAAAGTAATAAGCAAAAAACCTATAGAACTAGAGTGTGAAGATAATATGTGGAAGCTAAAACAATTACCAGCAGAAGGGGGTGATAATGGATTATTTAGAGCATCTACATACACTTGGGAAAATGTATTACGGGAATTGATGAAAACAACTCCATTTACCGTAAATGCATTAACCCAAACGAACATAGGAGATTTTAGGTTAGAAAGCTACGAAACCGTTGCACAGGTAATTGAAAGGGTTAGAAAAGACTATCATTTAGAGGCTTATTTCAGAGGTAATGAATTAAGAACTGGAAGTAAAGTGTACATAGACGCAGAGTCAGTAGAAAGCACTTTTAAATTTCAGCAAAACATTATTTCAGACGATTTAGAATATACTAGAAAAGATGATGTAGTACTAAGTGCTATTTGCTATTCCGTAAACAAATTTGAATTAGCCGGAACAACTAAAAGAGGAAGAAAAAAAACAACCAGCAAGCGATTAGAAATACTAGTATATACAGATAGAAAAGGAACGTTTAAGTATGTTGAAAAGACAAGTAATAAAAGTTTTCCAGAAAATGTACAAGGAGAAAGAAGAACGTTTTATTTTAACAACGTTAAAAGTGTAACCGATCTTTTTAGCAAAGGTGTAGACCAGCTAAAAAAATATTACTACACAGGGTTTAAAGGAAAATTTACCACATTTGCCATACCGTTTATAAAGTTAGGAGACAATGTAAACCTACTAGATGATAAACTACCCGAAAGAAATGGTAGGTATAAAGTAAAAGGAGTTGAGTATACAGGTGGTATAGATGGGCATAGGCAAATTATAGAATTAGATTATTTAATATTTCAATTAGATGCAAAAGGTAAAATCATTCCATCTGCACAAGCTAGTGGAGGATAAAAAATATGAGTAACAGAACCATTATAACAGCTGTACAAAAAATGGCAGGAACGTTTTTAAAAGATAACGTTTTATATGCGTATGGTACGGTAGATTCTGTTGATACGAATAATGAAACCTGTGAAGTATTACTAAACACTGGAGAGCAGCAAAGCCTAATACCAAATGTAAAGCTACAAGCTGGTATTGGGGATGGGCTATTATTAATACCAAAGCAAGGTAGCGAAGTGATTGTTTGCTATTCAAGTAAAGATTATGTACCGCCATATATTGTACTTACTAGTGATATTGAATTTGTGTATTTAGTAGCATCAAATACTATAACACTTAACGACGGTGCTTATGGTGGATTAGTAAAGGTTATCGACTTAGTTACAAAACTAAACAATTTAGAAAACAAGGTAAACAGTATTATAAC